AGAACAACTGCTAGTGTTAGAGCTCATCTTTTTAAGTATGACTCTATTCATGGACACTTTGACGGTACAATAGAAACTGAATTGGATAACTTAATTATCAATGGAAAAACTATTCCGAACTTTGATAGAAGTACTCCAAAGAAATTGCCATGGGAAGAATTAGAAGTTGATTATGTAATTGATTCAACTGGTAAATTTTGTGATTATTATTCTCTGCATCAACATATAGAAGCTGGTGCAAAGAATGTTATTGTAACATCACCCGCAAAGGATGTAAATGCTACTTTAGTTTATGGTGTTAATGAAACAGATTACAAGGTACAAGAAAATAATATTATCTCAGCTTCATCTTGTACAACTACTTGTTTGACACCATTATTGAAAGTACTACAAAAACATTACGGTATCAAACAGGGTTACATTACAACAGTCCATTCGTTTACAATGGGACAGACATTGTTAGATTCATCCCATCCTGATTTACGAAGAGCAAGAGCTGCAACAATTTCTATGATTCCTACAACTACTGGAGCAGCTAAGAATGTTGGTGTTGTATTACCAGAATTGGAAGGAAAACTTGATGGACAATCTATCAGAGTTCCAGTTCCAAATGTTTCGTTACTGGATATGTCAATAGAGTTGTTAGCAGATACAGATGTTGAAGCAGTTCACGAAGTATTTTACAAAGAAGGTAAAGGTAAAATGAAGGGTATTGTTGATGTATCGTGTGAGCCATTGGTTTCGGTGGATTATGTTGGTAGCGAATATTCCTCTGTAATTGATTGTCTTTCTACAAAGGTATTAAATAAAAGATTTCTTAAGCTACTTGCTTGGTATGATAATGAACATGGTTATTGTTGTCGGGTGATAGATTTACTTGATTATTTGACCAAAAAGACAAATCCCCCTAAGTCCTCATAAACAAAGGGTTTCTAAGTCATTGTTTTTAAAGGGTTTATAGGGTTTTGTAAAAAAACTTTGTAAGTCCTTTGTTTACAGGCACTTAGAAACCCTTTTTTTTGTACTTTTTCCTTGTGTTATAATCTAAATATGATACAATATATACAACATTTAAGAAATAAGGAGCTAATAAAATGAGTGTATGGGATGATAATTGGGAAGATTATGAACTGGACAAATATGAATTTGAAGCATGGTTGTATTCTTTAGAAGGTGAAGGCACCGATGAAGAAAAGTATAATAGAGAAATGGAAAAACAGCACGCTGAAGAAAAACAAAATGGTAAATATCAAGACCATGAATATGAAAGATGGCTCGATGATAATATAGATGATATTTACGAAAATCAAATTATGAATCAAAGTGAGTATCCCGAATGGATGGTTAAGGGAAAAAACTATATTATGACAGTATCAAATAATTAAGGAAAAAAATGAAAACATTAAGATCATTTAAAAGTTGGTTGATAACAGATTGGAAGTATAATCGTTTCCGATTATTTTGTGAAACGATTGGCTCATTGTGTTTTATTTTGATTTATTTATTAATGGCATGGTATGGTGATGATGTTTGTATTACCACTATATTTTTAATTCAGTTACTTGGTTCTGGATTACATATTATTAATGCATATTTGAGGAATAGTGTTAATTTAATTCTATTAAACACTATCGTTATTATTATTGCATTATTTGGTTTAGCCAAGATGCATTTAATTTGAGAGGAATCTATATTATGGTAAAACAAGTTTATGATATTATGTTATGTGAAGATGGAGTTGCAAGAGCTGTTCCAGTTGTTAATGGAGTACTTCAAGACCCATCTATCGGATATGAACAAAAAAGATTAGAAGAGGAAAAGAAAAAAGAAAAAGAATTAGAAAAAGAAAAAAAGAATAGACCTAAGCCTTCAATACAAGATAGAATCCGTGAGCAGGTTGAAGGATTTGTCGGTGAAATTGAAGGTAAGGTTGACGATTTCATTAATAGTGATTTCAAAGAAAAATATGATTGTTATTCCCATTTACAGGACATGGGTTGTAAGGCAGTTCATGCACGAAAAATGAGAGAGTTTTATATGAAGTGTTATAATGAGTCCGTAGATGTATATAACGCTGAAGATGACTATCTCAATGAAGCATGGGGGCACTTAAAACCCAAATACCATAAGAAGATTATGGATTTCTTTGGTGTTATTATTGATGATATTGATCGTCTTATTAAAAATTCAACAGCTCAAAGGAAACCTAGAAAGAAGAAAACTCTATCTGCAACGCGACTTGTTTCTAAGTTGAAGTACCAGCAAGAACATTCAGACCTTAGATTGGTAAGTGTAAATCCAGAAAAGATTATCGGTTGTTCCGAGTTATGGGTTTACAATACTAAGTATAATAGGTTGGGTGTTTATTACGCTGAGAATAGTGTTAGAGGTCTGAGTGTTAAGGGTTGTACTATTCAAAATTTTGATAATAATTCATCAATACAAAAGACAGCAAGGAAGCCAGATGATGTATTGAAGACCTTGACAAAGAGAACTTTAAATAAAAACTTGAAGCAGATGAAAACCAAAGAACAGGATGTTACAGGTAGAATCAATGCTCAAACAATTTTACTAGGAGCTTTCTAATGTTAAAGAATTGTATTATTATATTTCAATTTTTCTTATTATGTTCTTTGTTAATTCAGAAACCTGATAACGCAGAACTTTTGATAAAAGATTTAGCTACATCAAAAGAGATGGTTGTTGATGGTGCAGAGTATGTTAAAAAGACTTTTGAAAAAGAATTTTCGGTTGTAGAGGATAAGATTTCAGAGTTTGAGCCTTTTGAACAAAACAAAGCTGCACCGAGTAATGTCTTTATCAAAGAACAAACAATTGTAGAGGAAACATGGTTCAATGAAAAGTAAGTATATCAGAGCTCACTTAGAAGTTGCCAGAGTATATGGAGAACTTTCTACTGCTGAGAGATTAAAAGTCGGGTGTATCATTGTGAAAGATGATAGAATTATTTCTATCGGTTACAATGGTATGCCTTCTGGTGGTTCTAATGTATGTGAGGAAGATGGTCATACAAAACCAGAGGTTCTTCACGCAGAAGCTAATGCAATAACTAAGTTAGCCAAGTCAACGGAATCAGGACAAGATGCATATATGTTTTGTACGTTTGCTCCATGTGTTGATTGTGCTAAGTTGATTATACAATCTGGTATAAAGGAATTTCATTTTGAACACCGATATAAAAGTAACGCAGGATTAGATTTGATTGAGAAGTACTCTAATATTAAGATAGTAAAATATACTGATTATGTATCTAACAATGAAGGAGACTATTATGATGATGAAGCGGGCCACATTGGTTGAAGGTTTAAAAAAGAATTTAGTTAAAGTAGTTTTTACAAAAGTGAATGGTGATATAAGAGTTATGAATTGTACATTACATGATTCTGTTTTGCCTGAGACTACCATTACCGAAACAACAAAAAAAGAAAATCCTGATACGATATCTGTATGGGATACTGATAATGATGGATGGAGAAGTTTTCGTGTGGACTCCATTAAAGAGTTCAAAATTGTTTCTGGTGTACAGGAGATGATCTGATGATTTTACTAGATTTTTCAAATATAATTGTGGGTAGTATTATGATAGCTCATAAAACTTCCTATGAAGAAAAAATTACAGAGGAATTTATTCGGCATTTGGTACTTAATAGTATCAGGAATTATCGGGTAAAACATAAAGACAAATATGGTGAAATCGTAATATGTACTGATTGTCATGGTAGTTGGAGAAAAGAAATATTTCCTCAATATAAAGCTCACCGTAAAAAAGTCCGTGATAAGCAGAAAACCGAAGATGGAATGGATTGGTCAGCTCTATTCAAGACGATTAATGATATTATCATTGAAATTGATACCCATTTTCCATATAAAGTGATTGCTGTACCTCACGCAGAGGGTGACGATGTTATTGCTGTATTGGCTAAGAATATCCAAGAAAAGAGTATAATTATCTCTAGTGATAAGGATTTCTCCCAATTACACAAATATAAGCATATAAAACAGTATTCACCGATACAGAAAAAAATGTTGACTACTTCTGACCCTTATAAATACTTAAAAGAACACATTATTCGTGGTGATAAGGGTGACGGTGTTCCGAATATTTTGTCAGCTGACGATTGCATAGTCAAGGGAGAAAGACAGAAACCGATAACAAAGAAGAAATTAGCAGTTTGGATGGAACAATCAGATATGGCTAATGGATTGTCTTTGAACTGGAAACGAAATCAGAAATTGATTGATTTTGAGTATATTCCAGAAAATATCTCTAAGGGTATTATGGAGAGTTATGCAAAGAAAAAAGATGACAATAAGCAGGGGCAGTTATTGAACTATTTTATTACTAACCGTTTGAAGTACTTAATGGAGAACATAGAGGATTTTATAAGATGACACTATATATTTCTGAAATTTTGAAAAAGATTGCAAAAGCTAAAACAAGGAAAGAAAAGAAAGCACTTCTTGAAGAACATAAAACTAACAATGTTTTTCGTTTTGTTCTACAAGGAACTTTTGACCCTAACATAAAATGGAATACACCTAAAAGGATGCCGAAGTATACACCTGATGTAGCACCTATTGGGCTGAATGAAACTTCATTGTTTACTGTCATGCCAAAGTGTTCCATCTTTGTTGAAGGTCATGCAAAGGCAGAAGGGTTAAAAGAAAAACGAATTAAAGAATTACTAGTTCAAATATTAGAGTCAATGTGTAAAGATGAGGCTATTGTGTTTGAACAAATACTAAAGAAGAAACTTAAATGTAAAGGATTAACTGAAAAGTTGGTATTAGAAGTTTTCCCTAATCTTTATAGAAAGGTGTAGGACATGGTAGACTTAGATACCGTTGTTGATGTTCAAGTCAATAAACGGAAAAAGTTACAAAAGAATGCTAAAGTTGTTGAAGCATTCAAAAAAAAGTATGTGAATGTTGAACTTGACGATCATATTTTTCATTTACTATGGGATGCCGATGATTCAAAATATGTACACAAATTTTTAGACATTGTTTTATCATGCAAATATGAAGTACAAAAGGATTTCACAGCAGTTATTAAAAAACAAGGTTACGATTTACCGCCCATCAAGGTAAATAGAAAGAAGAGCGGTAGACCAGAAAGCTTGAGGTAAAGCAATGTATATCAAAAAAGATAATATTGTTATTAGAACTGTTAGAGCAAATAAAAAGAAATATGATATATTTGAACCGTCTAAATACTTAATAACAAGGTGGACAAATATTTTGAATGAGGAAGTTTTTAATAATAAGATTCACCCTTTTTATGATATATCAATTAAAAGAAAACACGACTGTCATGCAGAACATATTGGCTGGACACATGAAGAATTTGTATATGGTGAGTTGTCGATGAATAGTAAGTTTATCAACAAGTCAGAATTCATATACACGTTAGCACATGAAATGATACATCAATGGCAATGGATGCAGTTGAATAAAACAGATCATGGCAGGTCATTTATGAAGTGGAAGAATAAATTAAATAAATTTGAAATACCTTTAGGAGTTAGCATCTAATGCCATTATACAATTTTGAGTGTGAGAAATGTAATCACTTTTATGAAGAGTTTCATTCAATTGCTGACATGGATGTTCCTTTGAAAAGGCCATGTCCTTGTTGCAAGGAAAAAGGTCATGTTATTCGTATTGTTGGAGCAGCTGGTTTAGGTGACTCAGCAAGGTTGGAATCTACAAAGGGTAGGTTAAGACCAACTATGGAATTTACAGAACGAATGAAACAAATAAAAAAGAATCATCCAGCATCAAAATTTGAGGTAAGGTAAAATGAAGAACGTAGTATTAATTGGCTTGTGTTTATTATTCATTCTAGGTAATAAACCAACTACAACCACACAACAAGAGACAACAGTTCCATTAGCTGATATTCTATTGTATTGTAATACACCAGAGTTTATCAGGAACATGGCGGAAAACGATTATATGTTGGGTTTGGCTGCAAGTGGTGTTGTCAACGATGACAGACATAGAATGTTACTTTCTATGGAATTACTGATGAATCCGAGAAATAGACAATGGGCTATTATCTTTAACTATGCAAAGGGAAACCTTTCATGTATCATCGGAGGCAATCGTATAGAGTTATATAAACCGAAAAACTAAAATTAAACAAAACTCAAGGAGCGCACGTTATGTCGCACTATAAAAAATATATATTATGTTTTTTTATGACATTCCTGTTATTGGGAGTAAGTTCTATTGTTAATGCGGATCACACTTACAAAACAAGTATTGTAAAGAAAGTACTTCCAGCTGTTGTAGAAATACACGCAGAAAAGGGTAAAATGAGTGCGGGTATGCAACCCCAAAAACGTGGGGGTTTTCAATTTAGAAAACCACAAGGTCAGCCTCAAGAGAGGATGAATCCTAAACAAGACCCACAACACGTTGGTTCTGGTTTTGTTATTAGTTCTGATGGTTATATATTGACTAATGCACACGTTGTTAATAATTGTTTTATAAATTGTAAAAGAATTATTGTCATCTTTAACGATGATAAGTCATACGAAGCTAACTTAATAAATTACGATGAAGAATCTGATATAGCATTATTGAAAATTAATAATGCAGAACATGGTAAAGTATTTACATATTTAAATTGGGGAAAAACACCTGAGCTTGGTGACGATGTTATTGCAATTGGTTCACCTATGGGGCAATCATTTACTGTTACATTTGGAAATGTATCATCTCTAAATAGGTTTGTACCAAAGACTGCACCGTTTGTACCATTTATCCAGACAGATGCTAGTATTAATCCTGGCAACTCTGGAGGCCCACTATTAAATTCTCATGGTGATGTAGTTGGTATTAATACCATGATTATTACTGGTGCTGGTGGAGCAGGAGCGGGTAGTGTAGGAATTGGATTTGCTCTGGATGGAGAATATGTTCAGAAAACAGTTAAACAACTTAAAGCACTTCCAAAAGGTGAAAGAATTCATAGACCATACATGGGTATTGTTTTCCGTCCAGTAAAGAAAGAGGACTATGGAAAATTAAGTCAGTTTTATAAGTATGGTTATGGTGCTTATGTAAAAGAAGTAGTTCCTGATAGTCCAGCTTTTGGTATTATCAAAGTTGGTGATATCATTAGTAAATTTGATACGAAACCGTTTAAATGGAAATTACTAGCTACAAAAGTAAAATCTAAAAAAATAGGTGAGAAAGCATATCTTATAATTATTAGAGATGGATTGATAATTCCATTAACATTCACAATGAGTGAAATGAAAGACAAATAAATGAAAGGATATTATGAAGAAGAAATTTACGCACGTTGATGATTTTTACGATGCGGTTGAAGAACCCTCTCAAAGAGAGGTGATTGACGGGCGAAGGGTTTATGTTACACCAGCTGGGAACGTATACCCTTCCATCACCTCTATCCTTGGCAGTCAAGATAAGCCAGGGATAGAGGAGTGGCGTAAAAAGGTAGGTGAGGAAGAAGCAAATAAGATTATGAAGGAATCGTCTGAATTAGGAACAATGGTACATAACCTTTGTGAACAATACTTATACAATTATCCTTTGAAGTGTGACTATCCTCAAGAGGCCATCAGCGTATTCAATAGACTCCGATTTATTCTAGGTAATGTTAATAACATTTGTGGTTTAGAATTACCCTTGTATAGTGATGAACTAAGGGTTGCTGGAACTACAGATTGTGTTGCAGAGTGGAACGGTGTATTGTCTGTTATCGACTTCAAGACATCTAGGAAAGCAAAGAAAGAAGAATGGATTGAGGATTATTACATTCAAGCTTTCTTCTATGCAGTTGCATATTTTGAAATGACAGGTTCATGTCCAGAACAAATAGTCATCCTTGTAGCTGTAAGAGATAATTTTGAAATACAAGTTTTTAAGAAACCTATTTCAGAAGTAGAAATATATATTAACAAGTTGTTAAAGATTATGAAAAAGAATCCAACCGTTTGTCAACAATTTTAGGAGAACATTATGGAAGATGAATTAAATATTGATGACTACGATGAATTTGATTTTGGGTTTAGTACAGTTGACGAAGATGAGGTTAAGGAATTTGAAACTCAAGTTAAATCCAGAGTAGCTGAAGAAACTACTAATATCTCTTCTGGTCTTGAAGAGAAAATAAATGAATTGTTAAAGGCTAGGGAAGGTGATACGAGTAGGGTACAAGAATTAGAGAAAAAAAGAAAAGATGATTTATTAAAACTTGAAAAGATTATTATGCCATTGTTACGAAATCTACAAAAGAATCCAGATGACGTTTATATCAAATGGCCTAATAGAAAAGATGTAATAGAGAAACAAATTAAAAAGATAGTAGCTATAACTAGGAGCTAATATGGATTTCATAACCATTACACCTAAAGCAAGTAAACAAGTGAAGTACTTGATTAGTGAGTTGCCTAGCGATATTGGTTTACGTTTAGCAGTAAAAGGCGGTGGATGTTCTGGACTCTCTTATGATTTAGATTTTACATCGGGAGAAGAGAACGATACAGTTTTTGATTATGATGGATATAAAGTTTTTATGGATGCGAAGAGTATGATTTATTTGAAAGGTATGTCTTTGGATTTTCAAGATGGCCTACAGGGAAAGGGTTTCCAGTTTATTAACCCTAATGCTACATCTACTTGTGGCTGCGGCGAAAGCTTTTCAATGAGTTAAAGAGAGGTGTCCGAGTGGCTTAAGGAACTGGTCTTGAAAACCAGCAACGTGTGAGCGTTCATGGGTTCAAATCCCATCCTCTCTGCCAAACTTTTTCCTTGTATCAAAGGAAGTTTTTTGTTATAATGTGTATATAATTAATTAAGGAGATTTTGTTATGTCAGTAATTTATGGAATTTTAGCATTGGTATGGGGTGGATATACTGTTCAACCAGAAATGTTTGATAACGGCCCGTATGAGTTTAACCAAAAATATGAAACTCTAGTAGAGTGTAAAATCGCAAAGTCTGAAAAAGATATTTGTGTTGGTGAGCAACCGTCAGACCTTTATGTTTTGAGCAAGAAAGATACCCCTATGACTTCAACAGAGTTAAACTTTGTTGAGTGTGATTATTGGGCTGGATGTTATATACAGGAGTAAATGATATGATATATAGAAATTTTGTTGGTGGCATATGGGTGGATTGTTCAACTGGTAAGACGTTCAAGAATATTGATCCAGCTCATACTGATAGTGTTATTTCAGAATTTCAAGATTCTGCACAAGTGGATATTGATAGAGCGGTTGAAGTTGCACATGAAGCATTTAAGATGTGGAAGAATACACCAGCACCTCATAGGGGAGAAATTCTTTATAAGGCTGCAGAGATTCTTGTAAGAGATAAAGAGTGTATTGCAAAACAGATGACTCAAGAAATGGGTAAGACTCTTGCAGAAACTAGAGGTGATGTGCAAGAAGCAATTGATATGGCATACTATGCAGCTGGTGAGGGTAGACGAATGGCGGGTGAAGTCGTTCCTTCCGAACTCAATAACAAGTGGTGTATGTCCAAGAAAGAACCGATTGGAGTTATCGGTGCAATTACGCCATGGAACTTCCCTATAGCAATTCCATCTTGGAAAGCATTTCCAGCATTAGTTGCTGGTAACACAATGGTTATTAAACCAGCAGAGGATACTCCGTG